ACGGGCTTAGCGACCTCTGTATCCAAAATTATTTTCTTTGTTTTCCATATTTACACCAGAGGTAATTTCAGGAATCATTTTAATAATTTCTTTTCTAGTTTGTCTCGAAACATCACCAGAAACATTAATATTGAATACTTGTTGTTCTTTTTGTTTTTGCATTTGAGTAAATTTACTTACTTCACTTTCAGGAACAACTAGCTCTCCTGGAGTTAACATTGCAGGTACGCTATCCATGCCAGCTTTAGAATATGGTGTATGTGGAACAATACCGCCTTCATTAAAAGATAAACCCAAGCCAGCACCACCAAAAAGACCATTAAAAATTGGTAAACTACCAATAGCATTACCAATACCGCTAAACAAACTTCCAAAGCCACCACTAAATAAACTACCAAAACCCCCGAAGCTACCGCCTGTTGAGCTTCCAGAGAATAAGTCGCTTATTCCTTTAAACAAAGCTTTAGTTAATTCTGATACATCATCAAACATATCTTTAAAAAATTTAGACAAGTCTTTTAACAAGCTACCATCACCAGCTGCAGACTCAGTAATACCCTCTTCAACGCTTTCTTTAACACCGCCGCCAAGGGTTTCACCAAATTCTTCCATTCCTGAAAACAATCCAGTAAGGATACCGTCTTTACCACCTAAACCAAGATTATCAAAAATAGCATTAGTAAATCCGGTAGCAAAAGAATCAAGTATTTTCATAGACAAGCTATCAGCTAAATCCATTCCAATTTTGCCAAAGTCACCTGTTCTTAGTGCATTAAAGAAAGAGTTTCTAAAGTCTTGCTGGAAGTTGTCGGCTAAGTCTTCACCATATGTTTTAGTAGCATCATCACCATCACCACCTGCGCCGCCCGAAGCTTTTGTAACTCCTGATAGATTTGGCCCAGTTATTAATTGACCGTTTGCATCAAATTTTCCTGCTAATTCAGCTTGAATCTGTTGAATACCTTGTATAGCATCTGTTTTATTTGCTATAACCTGATTATATCCTAAAATTTCTTCACCAGTCCTAGACGCAGTTGCTTCAGCTGCTTCTGCTCTCCTAATTACATCTTTATACCCTGCTAGTTTTCTAGTTAAATATAAATAGCGAGGATCAGGTTTTGAAGTAGTACCTTCACTAAAACGTTCAGGCATTATTCCAGCATTTATCATAGACATAAAGCCTGTGCCAAACTTTTTAACAGAACTTGCTTTTACAACAAATTCACCATTAGAAAGCATAGCAGGAATTTTGTCGTCAGTAGGGCCACCTTCACCTGATATGTAACCACCTGAAGCGCTTTCTATTGGATTACCAGCTGAATCGTATTTACCTAAAAATCTTAAAGGTACACCAAGAAATTCTTTAAATCCTTGTGTATTGATGCTTAAGTTAATATCTTTACTAAATATAGCTTCTATATCAGTCCAAGCATTGTTACCAGCTTCTACAAGTTTATTAAATAGATTTGAACCAGCTTCTTTAGACCAATCTAGAGCACCTGATATACTAACTTTATCCCATACGTCAGATAAAGTTGCAGCTAACCCGCTTCCACCTACAGCAGCACCAATAATAGCACCACCGATAGCACCTGCAGGGCCAAATAAAGATCCAAGAGCACCACCTGCAACAGCTCCTTCAAATGCTGCTAGCATCTTTTTTTGGTTTTTTGATGGGCCTTCTTCAGGATCTTCTACTATAGCTTTTTCTATAGCATTAGATATCATATCCCCGACTGTAGCAGCAGTATAAACCAATGCCATACCGCCTAACAATGCTCTACCTATTAACATACCTTTAGAAAGTGCTGCCATTCTAGAATTAGCCTTTGGCTTTTTCTTGTTTTTATTTTTATCTTTATCGTCTAAAGCATCATTTGCTGCAAGATCAGTATTAATGTTTTGAATGGCTTCAGCAAGACTACCTCCAAGTATAGATACTGCTGCGGCCCCTTTAAAGGTTTTACCTATAAGGCCAATAATACCCATTGCTGTACTAGATATACCTTTGGTTAAAACACTAAAACCTAACGCTGCAGTAAGACCACCTGCTAAAGCACCTGCAAAAATTTCTTTAATATCTTTTGCCATAGAAGATTCTGCATTTTCGTCGATTAAATTAAAACCTTCTAATAATCCTCCACCAAACTCTTTTAAAGATACAACAAGAGCATCAAAAATTCTTTGACCTATTCCTCTACCTTCTGCATCAGATTCAAACGCTTTAAGTATTCCTGTAGCAATAGCACTTCCTAGCTCTCTAACAGCGCCTGACTCTGCAAGCTTTTCAAGCACATTTGGCCCAAATACAATTGCAAAACCAGCTAATACAACAGGGTTTCTTAATGCTGATAAAGCTCCAGCTGCAATAGATGCACCTACAACAAAGAATACACCTTCAAATGCAGATTTAGTTAATTCAGGAAATTTATAAGCAAAACCAGCTGCTAATAAACCACCTAAGATTAAATATTTATTTTCAAAAGCAGTAGTAATAGCTTGTTCAGCAATATTTGGGCCTCGACCACTACCTTCACCTTCTAAGCTAACTTTACCATCTTTTTGAGTAACTTTCGGGCCAGTGCCTCCGAAATCTCTTAAATCTTGACCTAAAAAGATATCGTCTAAACCACCTCGATTTTTAACATAATTTGCTACTGAATCTGAGGCATTACTAATTGCATTTGAAAGTTTTTCAAAAACAGATACTAATGTAGTTACTGGTGCAGTATCACCTAAGCCACTTATTGTATCTTTTAATTTTGTTAACGGCTCAATAGATTTAGTAAAATAAGAAACTAGTCCACCAGAACGCTCACCTCTTGCTGCTTCACCAAACTCGTTAAAACCTCTTGCGCCATAAAGGATATCAGCAAAAATATTCTTTATTTTACTACCCCAACCTTTTAAAGTGCTTAATACGGCAGCTATAGCAGCTTGGAATTTAGGCCCACCAATTGCATTAGCGCCTTCCCAGAAAAGTTCACCCCAAGTAGAATTACCCACTACAGCATTATATATGCCTAAGAATATACCCATGACACTATTTGCGAAGTTAGCTAAATTTGCAATAATAGTGTCTAAAGACGGTAAATAACCACTTAAGTTTAATCCTGCGACTAAATCATTAACTCTCTTAATAGCTTTTTCTAAAGAACTGTCTGCCTGAGTTTGTTCGCCAATTCCTAAAAATTCTTTAACTGGCCCTAATGCGCTTTGAAAGTTTTGTTTAAATGTTTCAAAATCAAAATTACCAGTAAATAAAGAACCTATAACTCCACTTAGCTCATTAAAACCAACTTTAAAGTCAATTATGAAATTTCTTAAAGCAATTTTTGTGTCTATAAAAGCAAGTAAAGCATTATCAGCAATAAATCTAAATGCTTCTGTAAGTAATATTATTTTACCTCTAGCACTGTCAGAAAAACCACCAATATCATCTAGCGCAGCTAAAGCACGAGTAAACTCATCTCGCATAATAGTAGTAAGAGAGCCTACAGTAGGTTCTAAAGTAAGAAATTCTTCGTCAATAGCTTTAATTTGACTAATAATAGCATTAAATACACCTTCAGATGTAATTTGACCATCCTTAGCTAGTTTACGAAGATCTCCGAAAGGAACACCTAAACCATCAGCAATAGCTTGAGCAATCCTTGGTGTTTGTTCAAGTACAGAGTTAAGTTCTTCACCCCGAAGTTCACCTGAAGCTAAACCTTGACCAAGCTGAATAATAGCTGCTTGAGCTGACTCAGCAGATGCACCTGATAGCGTTGCTGCTTTAGCAACTGCTTCAGTAACCGCTAGTATTTCTTCTGTACCTTTACCTGCTTCAGATAAAGCCAAACCAAAACGGTTAAAAGTTTCAGCTGTTGTCTGTACAGAAACACGACCTCTTGCAGCAATATTAAATAATCTTTGCAGAGTAGCTTGAGACTCTTTACCTCTGCCTGTAACAAGAGCAATACGGTTTTCTAGATTAGTAAGACTATCAGAAGCCGCTACAATACCTTTAACAGAAACAAAACCAGAGTATGCTGCTACAGCACTTTTAATTGAAGTTGCTAAACCCCTAGTAACAGACTCAATACGTCCTACGGATTTTTCTAATTTTTGTAATTCACCTCGTGCTTGCGTTGTATTAGCACGAACTCTAATTTCTACACCACTCATGGTTCCTCCATTTAATAAAATTGCCCTCAATAGTCTCGTATATCGAGATTCCATCAAGGGCAATAATTTAAGGGGTTAGTACACCGATTTTAATCAACACCTGTTCAATAAAATATCGTGGTGCTTGTCTACTGTGTCCGTTATTTAAAACATCTATGTAATCTACTCTATTGAAGATTACACCGTCTCTAAAACCAAAGTTGTCATAACTTTTAAGATTTTTCCAACCTCGTCTTGCTTTACCTGTATCAACAGGAGTAACAACTCTTAAGGTATCTGTAGCATAATTAATGCGTTCATCCATTTCAAAGTTAGTAATTTGAGCAACTTCTTCTTCTACTCGTTTCATTTCTCTTTCAAAGTTAACAACATCAAAAGTAATCATTTCTGCCATAGCTACTCCTTAGTTGGTTTCCAGCCAGAAGTATCACCTTCTTTTGCTTTTAGCATCATTTCTAAGAATTTACCTTTAGGAACAGCCCTATCAGGTTGTTGGGTATTTTCTGATTGTTGTTTTATAACTTTAAGAGAATGAAATAAACTTTCAGCAGAAGCTTTCACTCCAAATCCTCTTAACATTAAAAATGTTCTTTGGTCTTCTCGCCAACCAACAGGTTGACGTTTGAAGAAATCTGTCCATTTTAATAATTCATCATATGGCATTTCTGTTAACATTTGGTAAACAGGCATACGTAATTGATAAGCTATCTCGTATAGCGTTTCTTCTTTTTGGGTTAGTTTCCCGAAGTCTTATCTCCAAGTCCAGCAATATTCATAATAGACTCAGAAAGAGAAGTTAACTCACCAACGGGAAAGCTATTAAATTCTTCATCAGAAATTTCATTGGCTCCTGTGACAGCCATGCGAATGACATCTTTAATTAAAGCAATGTCATCATAATCTTGTTTTTTATTTTGAGACTTTTTAATTAAGTCTTGTATTTTAAAAACTTCGATTACAGTTAATTT